TGAGCAGCACGTAATTCTTGTACGGTATAACCGAAGCTACCACCGAAAGAACGAATGTTGATGCTTTTTTCCACTTGGCTAACGTCTGCCCGTGGCAAATCATCAGCAGCATCTGCAATCAATTTGAACTCACCAGTGGAGTCCATGATGCGGAAAGTGAAAGTTTGTGCACCAGGACCAGCTTCGCTAGTTACAGGAAGAATGGTTGGATATTTGATGTCGGCATAAACCGTTTCAAATACCTGGGGGCGGATAAATTCAAGCTGACGCTCAAGAAAGAGGCCGGCTTCGTCCATACGAAAATCAGACATTAGAGGGCCTCTTATCAGGTGATGTCAGGGGTGAGGGTGAACGAAGGACCGTTCAACTCAACAACTGCCAGGCCAGAGCCAGTAACAGAAGTGAGGTAACGAGCATTCGCCAGAACAGCAGTTTTGCCACTAAGAGCAGCAGAACGGAACTGACCAGCGTATTGAACGCCAGTAGTAGTGTGAATGACGCGCACGGCAGTGGCAGGAGTCACAGTGCCATGAACGAAGACGGCAACGGCACCTTCATTGGCGACGTTCAACACTTGCTCATCTTTTACGCCCGGACGGCTATTAGCGTCAAGAGCAGTTTCGTCCACATAGGTAAGGACGTTTACGCCTTGGACGGTATCGCCAGTGGCAGCGATGGTCTTAGCAGAGTTAGCAACAGTACCAGCAGAGTTGAAAACCACAACGTTACCAAAAGCCAGAACAGCGTTGGTTTCGTTTACATAGGTGCCAATGGTATTGTCGCGGATGTCGGATAGTTGGCCTTCGAGCAAAGCAGCATGAACCAGCGCATAAGTCTGTTGCACACCACCTGCAGCACCACTAACCCCAGAAAAAGTAACGGCCATGGATCAGCGCTCCTTAGATACAGAAAGGGGGGTTTTCCAAGCATTCTGCAATTTCTCCATATAGGAAGAAGGTGCAGACATTGGAGAAACAAGTGAAGCAACAGCTTTACGCAGTTCTTCAGTAGCAGCGGAATCACCACGAGTGGTAGATTCAGCAAGTGTGTCGAACATAGCAGTTACATAATCATCGGAACGATCCGACAGATCAGCATCAGTACGAGCAACTTTAATGGAAGCTTCCATGATTTCACGAGCAGTTTTGCCAGTAAAATCAAAAGCAGAATCAAGAGAAGGACGAGCTTTATCGATTAGCGCAATACGCTCTTCAACAAGGCTATCGACATTCATCTTTTGTGCTTCGGATAGTTCAGCTTTAAGGCTGTCTACTTCCTCGACAAGCGCATCGGCGCGGCCTTCAGCAGCGTCAATCTTGCCTTTCATTTCTTTTTGCATGGCATCCATTTCTTCCTTCATTTTGGAAGCTTCTGCCATCATGCCATCATACTTTTTCTTCATGTCCGAGTAGGACATTTTGGCGTCATCCCGTTCTTTGGTGATCGCTAGCGCTACGCTTTCAGTCACCTCAAACTCGGCGCCATCAAAATTGACTTTTGCAGTCATAGATGGGTCCTCTATTGGATTGAATAAATAAGGATCGGCGGCATCCAGACGATCTAGATGTAGCTTCACTTGCGGGCCAGCTCTGCCCCTGCGAACGACAGCAATGTGATTTCCGCTGATATCTTTTTGAATACCATCGTAATTTTCACCACTATCAGTTACACCAGGAATCGCTTCATAATTGACGCGATAACCAGCGCTGACCTCCTTAGCATCACCACGCATAATACGTTCAATAGCATCTTTATCGGTGATTGTCATAACTGCACGAACAAAGCCGTTGTCATAAACCACTTCAGTGCTAGTGAAGCCAATTTGATAATCCTTTGTATTAGAACTATCTAAAAGAACTGATGGATGTTCAAGAGTAATCGCTTTGCCCGCAAACGAGGCCAAGCTAACAGGAGACGCCACTTCTGTTTCCGGGCGATATTCACGACGAATAGAACCATCAGCAGCAGTGTACTGTTGCACACCAGTGCGAGCGATGGTTGCCCAAGCACGGAGATAACCCTCGGAGGTTAGTTCGTACTTGTCAATCGGCGCTACATCGTAACGGAAACAAGTGTCGCTCATATCAATACTATATCAAGGAATTTACCATAAGATAGACTAACTTAGTATATACTGCCTAGAAATGCAACAAATTCAGCATCATCGTATTACCACTCGACTAAAAGCGCCAAATATTACAATTCAAGAAAGCAGGAAAATAATTGGTGATCGCATGAAAGAAGCACGATTAAATTCTGGCATGTCGCAGCAAGATATTGCACAAATTTTACATTGTGATCAAACTACTATTTCACGAATGGAACGCGCAGAAATATCTCCTGATTGCGCTCAAATTCGTACACTTAGTTCAGTATTTCAACTTTCTATTTTATATCTGCTTGGCTATCCCACTTTCGTGGTATCAGCCATTGCTAGTTAATCGTCATCGTCATCATCATCACGCAATTCAGCCAGTTGATCTTCAATACCTGCCATCACGTAAGCTTTAGCTATTGCTTCGGCTTCAAAAACCAAGAACTTGCTTTCTTGAAAATGCTCATCAGGCTTATCGTAAGAACTTTTGACGAAAATATGTGTTTCGTCTAAGCGGCCATTTTTAAAATGCTGCTCTTCGATCAAACGCCAATGAGTGGTGCTGCGATGTTCGTTAGCTGAAAGAATGGCCAATGCTTTCATTGTGCCAATGCCTTCGTCTTCTTCTTCAATGACGCGGACGTATTCGCTCATGGTTTTGATTGACGGCTTTCTACCATCTTAATGATGCGATTCGCCCACGACCTTCCTGCATCGCCTCCCCATAATTGCCAGGCGATATAACCAGCATCATCTTCACCGCCGCTTTTATTTTTTTCATGTCGGGAGAAAAACGCAGACATGCGTTTAACTATTTCATAACTTATCGATTGGCCATTAGCCAAACTTGTAGCTCTTGCTACTCCACTACCAATGCCCTGTTTACCAGCTTCCTGCGTGGTTAAACCGCCTTTGCCATACTTCTTGCGTAGTTCCAGCCCGCGACGCGCTGCGGCCCTTAGGGACGATGGAGGGGAAAATGATTCCGCATCGTCACGATCTTCTTGAAACGTTTCTACGTAAGCATTTAGATATGCCTCGCTTGCATCTTTTTGTTTGATAGATACACCAGCTTCGCTTAATGCAATCGCCAATGCCTGACGACTGTTTTTTATTAATTCACCGCTGCTGCTTTTAAGCGTACCAGCTCCAAATTCTTTCATTACCTTGGCAATTTTTGCTTGCTTTTCTTTTTTAGTCATGATTATGCAATTTTGCTTATAACTAACATTAAATCATCCCATCGACCATTGACTTTTCTTCTGTCAATTCTTTCAGCAACATAACCTTCTGGTATTTCTGATTCCAAGCGCTCAAACCATAAAGGCTCTTGGATATCTTCAATTACAGCAACGCCCGTAGCTGAAAGTAATGGTAAATATAATCGTAAAAAAGCGCATTGACTATGTAAAGTGTGAGGTCCATCGTCAATCATTAGGTCAACACCATCAGCAGCAATGTCTTTAATTTTGTTTATTAATTCTTGCGAATAAGCATCTGCAATAAATAAAGCATGGCGATCAAAGTTCAAGCTGGATTTAATTTTATCATGCACACGATTTTCAATATCCACCCCAATCACAAAACTGTTAGGGCAATAATCATGCCATAACAGCATTGAACCTCCATATTGCACTCCAATTTCTAAAATGCAACTTTTTTGTTTTTTGTTTACATTTGAAAGCAGATATTCGTAAACTGGGCCATATGAATGGCTATCCGAAGCAATACCAATATCTTCACATTTTTGCTTATCAGTGCCGCCTGGATTTTTCCAATAGCCAATATTATGAGCTGTTAAAATTTTTGTCACTTGGGGACAATCAGATAGATCTTGAAGCATGGCTTGTTCTTTGATTTTAGTCATGAGATGAGACGATGGGATGGGATTAATAAGTGCGTAGTTTACTTACTTGTTGTTCCATCAAATGTAAATAAGATGGTCCTTTAGAGCTTTGGAATAAATGAAATATGCGACCATTGCCATATGTGGTTCCAATGCCAAAGCTGCCTAAATCAGCCAATGGCCAAGACGGACCTTCCAGCGCTTGGCTTTCAGGAAGCAATAGCCCAAAGTCTATTTTTTTTGCTAAGCATGTCATTGTAAGCGCTTGAGCAGTATCTGCTTCTCCATTGGCTACTAACCCTGGCCTACCAATTTCATTCCACAATGAACGTTTAGCCACCATAAAAGCAGGAGCCACATAAGGCACATGACGCGATGGTAAATGGTTTGCGCATTGGGCTACTCCTGTCATTGTTTTATTTTGTTTGACTTCTGTTTTCATCGCCTCGACAATAGATAAACAAAGCGCAATACAATCAATATCAATAAAACCAATTAATTCTTCCTTTTGACTATCAAACAATCTTTCCATCCACCTGCCATGAGCATGGTGAGGGCTGATTCCTTCGGCTTTTAATGCTGCAATAGATTCTAAATGATATTGAACATTTAACCCAATAATATTGCAAGCTTCTTTATGAAGCCCGACAATACGTGGATCAATGTTATCACAATAGAAAGAATGAAAAAGCATTAACGAATACGTGATGAGTAATTACCATGGAAAGCTAAAGGTGGTGCTGTATAACTGCGAAGCATTGGCTTGTCAGTTTGACACCATTCAATAAGATGATGTTGACATTGATGCATGCTTTCCATTTGCACTAACATTTGCAGATCAAGTGGCATAAAAATAGTTTCAAAAATATCTAAAAGTTTTTCCATGCCTTTTTTAGTTACCACGTAACCATCTGTGCCACACACTCCTCC